TCCAGAATATTGGCGTGTAGAAAAACAGCAAACAGGTGATGGCTGGTATTGCCCTAACGGGCATTGTCGAGCCTATACAGAAAGTGATACAGAAAAATATCGCAAGCTGTTGGAGCAAGAAAAAGTACGCCATCAAAATACACTTTCACGCCTGAATAAAACTGAACTTTCGGAACAGAAAATCAACAAGGAATTGGGACGATTAAAGAAGCGTGTCCATGCTGGTGTATGTCCGTGCTGCAACCGAACATTCCAGCAACTTGCGCGGCACATGAAAACTAAACATCCAGAAATTACGAAGGATGCCAAATGAAACGTCAGCGGACGTTGCAGGAAGCCTGCGACCTTATGACCGATATGGGGCTGGATGAATTATCAGACGGCGCATATTGGGCAATAGCACACGATCTTGCTGAAGCTGAATATGGCGAAGTTTGGCATGAGTTGGATTCGTACCCGAAAGACACAAACAAATCTAAGGCAAAAAAATAATGGACAAAATTCATTACCGCAAAGCTTTCGACTCCCCTTACCTGTCCAGCGCAGACATCGTTGAGCCTATCGTGCTGACTGTTGATCATGTCACGCTTGAGACTGACAAGACCAAGAAAACGAAAGACGTTTTCAACACAGCCTACTTTGTTGAAAAAGAAATTCGTCCCGGCGAAAAGCTGAAGCCCATGATCCTGAATGCCGGGAACAGCAAAACAATGCGCGGCCTTGCCGACTCTCCGTTTATTGATGACTGGAACAACGTGCAGGTGATGGTCTACGTGGATCACAACGTTCGTTTCGGTAAAGAGACGATGGATGGGCTTCGTATCCGGGCACATGAAAATACGAAAAAGTTTCTCACGCCGGAAAATGAAAAAATGTGGGAAGGTGCAAAAACGGCTTTCAAGCGTGACGGTAATTTGAAATCTGTGCTGGAACGTGTCTCCATGACCGATGAACACCAAATGCTTTTGATGGAACAGTGTAAAGAGGCTGTGTAATGTTCCATGGAGTGACGTTCTATGACATTCCCCAGAATTCAGACGAGTGGTTCCAACTGCGACTTGGCAAAGCCACTGCATCCCGATTTGGATGCTTCATGGCAAACGATGGAAAGGCTTTTGGCGATCCAGCAAAGGACTATGCGCTTCAACTTGCGCTGGAACTGGCAACAGGTAAGAGGGCTGAATTCGGTTTCAGCAACGACCATACCGAACGGGGCCATGAACAAGAACCAATTGCCCGGATGTTGTACGAAGACGAACACTTTGTAACCGTAACCAATGGCGGATTCTTTGACTGGAACGATTATGGCGACTCACCGGACGGGCTGGTTGGCGATGAAGGGGTTTTGGAGGTCAAGTCAGTTATCGCCAAAACGCACTACGCCACCCTGCGCCGGGGAAGTTTTGATCCGGTTTATAAGTGGCAACTCATTGGGCATTTGGACTGCACAGGAAGAGACTGGGTGGACTTTGCAAGTTATTGCTCAGATTTCCCCGCCAACAAACAATTGATCACGTACAGGCTGTTTAGAGGCCAATGTGAAAATGAGATTAAACGGTTGAACGAGCGCCGAAACGAGTTTTTGCAATTTGTACAACAAATCAGGCGGTCAATTTAGCGCCAAGTTGCAGTTTTGCCCTATAACCATAAAGTTGTAATAGAATATGTAGCGGGATGCTAATTTAGCTTTCCGTACAACTTTAAACAGGTTAAGGGGTAATCATGGCTAAGAAACGGGCAGCACCGATAGTTCTAAACGACAAGGAACGAATGATACTTGCCAAGGCTGTTCACAAAGCACGCAAAGCGGACCCGAGTTTGCCTTGGACGAAGACCTTTGAGATTGCGATGAAGGCTCTCCCTGAGAATAGAAGACTTGGCGGCACTGATCATCCAAGCAAAGTAGCTTGGATTAAGCCGATGCTTGATGAACTTGGGGGTGCGACCAAGAAATTAGTCGAAGGGAACCTCAAAATATCTCTTACCGACGATGAAAAGCTATATTTCGCCGAAGCCTTTGTGGAATGTTTGAAGGCCAATCCTGATGTCGGAAACATGGGAGCGATTCGTGAGGCAAACAAACTTATGCCCGAAGGTCGCCAGATCGGTTCCAAGATAGATAGCGTAAAACAAATCCCATGGATTATTCCGCTACTTGCGGAAATTGAAGCGCGGGTTGCTCCAAAGGTAAGAATAATTTTGGATGATGCTGAAAGAACATTAATGGCGAAAGCTGTTTTTGAGTACCAAAACAAAAATCCCGGCTGCACTCAAGAAGCTGCCATCCAAGCGGCAATTAAAACAATGCCCGCCAATCGAAGATTAAGCGCTAGCCGGGATAGCTTCGTTCAAATCCCGTGGATCATCCCTATGCTTGCGAAACTCAACAAAAAGCCAGAGCCTGTCAATGAAGAAGTGGGTGTGGGTAAGTCATGGCTAACCGACAAAGAAAAGGAAGATTTCACCAAGACGGTTTATTTGCTCAGAAAAGGCAATTCAACTTGGACTCGTTGCATGAAGGAAGCGAACGCATTTTTACCTGAAGATCGCAGGCTTGCTTCTACCAATCCGGGCAGTGTGCCGTGGCTTAAACGAGCGCTTGAAAAAATGTCGCTGGCCGAGACTGGCCGGGTTGTCATAGACCATCGTAATACCTTTCCAAAGTCCGAAGAAGCGCCAGAACCAACGCCCCAAAAACAAAGGGGCACAAAGAAAGGCTCAACTAGATTGTCTTTAAGCGATGAGGACAAGGAGCATTTTGCCGAACTGGTGTATCAGTTCCGGTTGCATCACTCAGGCTGGGGCTGGCAGAGGATTCTGGATGAGGCCAACATGGAAATGCCCGCGCATAAACGCCGCGAACACATGCCGCCTAGCCCCAGTCAGTTGCCTTGGCTCCCCGCCTTGCTGGATAAGATAGGCAGTCGCCCGCCTGCACCTGTTCAAACCATTCCTGAGCCTGTTGTGGAAGCTCCCAAAGTTGAATCGCCCACCATGGGCATGGAAGACGCGATGATTAGCATGATGGCAAACATGATGAAGCAATTCATGCCCGCTCTTATGCAGAATCCAGAAACGCAAAAGAAGCTTCAAACTGCAATGATGTCATCCGGGGCGGCACCTGTACAGGTAGAACAGCCGAAGCAATATAGAAGAAAAGTTCTCGTCGTCGGTCTTCTCCCGATCCAGACACAGGAAACACAGCGCGACTTTGGCCGTGTATTTGATTTCAAATTCATCACTTCAAATACGCCGTCACAGCAAATCAAGGATGCCTCAAAGAACGCTGATATAGCGATCATCATGACGCAGTTCGTTTCACATTCAACTCAGGCCGCACTACGGCAACATCCGGGGTTTGAGTATTGCAATGGGAACAGCACAGCGTTGAAGATGTTGTTGGAAGAGAAGGTTTCGGGTGTGAAGGTGGGCCAATGAAAAAATCCGGCGTAGCGATAGATGATTGGAAGCTGCCGATTTTCAAAAAGCATCTTGATAAGGCTGGCTATGCTTATACGGAACATCCCGGACTCATGGAAGGAACGCTATTGTTGCAAGTGCAATATGAATGGGTTTCTGATTTGAAACCAATTATCGAAGCAGCCAATAAGGAGTGTGCAAATGTCAGTAAACAAGGTGCTACTAATCGGGCATCTGGGTAAAGACCCGGAAGTTCGCTATATGACTAATGGGGAGGCGGTAGCAAACGTATCGCTTGCGACTTCCGAAAGCTGGAAAGATAAAGAAGGAAAGAAACAGGAAAAGACTGAGTGGCATCACCTGTGCATGTATCGCCGTCTGGCAGAGATCGCCGGGGAGTACCTAAAGAAAGGTGCGCTGATCTATGTAGAAGGCCGTATCCAGACCCGCAAGTGGCAGGATAAAGAATCAGGACAAGATCGTTACACGACAGAAATCATCGTGAACGAAATGAAAATGCTGGGGAGCAAAGGATCGGGAGCGCCGGAGAAAATGGATGATCCTGTCAACGCTTCCAGCTCACTGCCAGCACCAGCAAAAAAGTTTGATGACAATTTCGACAGCGACTTGCCGTTTTAGGTTATGCCATGTTCAGGACTTGCAGAATATGTAACGAAGAAAAACTGCTTGAAGAGTTTTATAAAACAGGCAGCAATACTAGATCGCATAAATGCAAAGACTGCACTTGCAAGGAAGTGCGGGCCAATCGTATTGCTAAAATCAAGTATTACAGGGAATACGATAAATTACGCGCATCTGTACCGCACCGCGTCTCTGCACGCAAAGAATATGCACTAACAAAGCAGGGGGTCGCGGCAAGTAAC